TCAGTTTTTTCTGAAGATCCATTAATTTGTCAGTAGCGTCTGCAACGTTTTTTATGAGTTGTCCAGCAACTTCATATGCTCTAGGCATCTCACTTTCTTGCGCTAGTTCAAGAATTCCATTTATTGCTTCTTGTCCCTTTTCTATAAGGGAATATAAGTTTCCTCTTGTATACTCATAGTCCTTTTTAATATCTTCTGATGTAGAAGATATTGACTCAATTTTTTTGATAGTATCAATATTTTTGTCAATAACTGGAGATATTTCTGTAGAAACATTAAATGTTTTATCTAATTCATTAAAATTTTTTTTCATAACAGTTTAATTTTTATTCAAAAGATCCACTAAATCCAAAATCATCTCCATCTTCTACTAATGAATTGTCGATAGATTGAATAGTCTTAACTGGACTTCCCTTCAAGTGAGTTGAAATTGTTGTTTCATCAAGTCCTCTTTCAACATAAAGAGTATTTCCTAAAATAGATTTTACAAAAAGTTCTTCACCTCCCAAATCTAGATAAGTGTTTGCTGCAATAGATCCAATAGATTCAACTTCAATTGAGGTATCCTCTGTGGTAACATCTTTTGATAAAGTTGTTGTAATTTCACCTGTGTAATTTTTAATTGCTCTAGGTTGTGCAATATAACTAAGATCCCTTGTTGTTGATTTTGAATCGCCAGAAACGTAACCAATAGAAACTTTTTTGATAACATCCTTTGTAGCCGAACCAACAGGGCCAAATAGATATGTTTTAGCAGTGAATCTTAATGTATATAATAAAACTCTTCGTGTAGAAAAATCACCTTCATAATCATCCTGCATAGTGATATTTTCTAAAATAATAGGAATATCTCTTTTTTCTTTTATGGTGTCTACTAAGTCAACAGTAATAGTATATGCAGGTTGAAAGTATGGTAGAATTTGCTCTAGAATTTGTAGAGCATCATCATTTAATTTTGCCATAACACTCAATTGGAATTGCATATTATAAGGTACTGGCAAATATGCCTTTTTTGTTTCTAAACCATTTACAGAATCTTTAACTGTAAAATATTGAGTCGTTGTTGATTTTCTTGACGCATCATATGTCAAACCAGTAAATTCAAATGACATTCTTGGTAATGTCATTTGAACCGGTTTACTTAGATTTGGAGATTGTTTAAGTCTGGCTAAAAACTTTTGTGTTGGGCCATAAGCAAGTGGCACCTTAATTACACTGACTGTTGAATCCGAATTATCAACATGGCGAATTGCAATATTATTGAAAAGAGATCCAAAAGAGATAACTGTTCTTCTTAGAATTTCGTGGTAAAAATATTCAAACATATGAGTAACCTATCGAACAATATTCAATGTAATTAAAAAGTATTTATGGGGTTATGGCATCCCAAAAGGATTTCTTTCACTGAAATCGATTATTTTGTCTCCTTCAATTTGAATTTCATCATTCATGTTATAACCATCATCTACTGGATACTCTTCCATACTTCTTAAGTAATATGATGCACCGGAAATTGATCCTATTATATCTTCTCCTGCAATAAAATCGCCATCCCTACTAGATACTTGAAGTACCCCAGAAACAGAATTCCAAGATTTTACTATTGCAGTTGTTCCGCTTTGAGATCCCGTGATAGATTCATTAAATTCGAAAGTTCCTATGCCACTAGTAAGTGCAGCACCTATCGTTACTGTTGGAGCGACAGTATATCCTAATCCTGAATTTATGATATAAATTGCAGATATTGTACCTGCTGCAGAAACAATTGCAGTGGCAGCCGCCGAAACGGAAGAAATTCCTGTAAAGGTTATTGATGGCGGAACTACATATCCAGATCCACCAGATGTAATTGTTACAATCCCGATTATTCCATCGCCAATATAAGCAGTAGCAGCTGCTCCACTTCCACCACCTCCAGTAAATTTAACTAAAGGCGCAACAGTATAACCATATCCTGGATTTGTAATATAAACATTCTGAACAGATTTTGCGTTTGGTTTAAGATTGTCGTTACAAACGACAATTCCTCCAATCATGTTAGCAATTCCAGTTGCAGTTTTTCCTCCAGATGGAGCAGAAGAAAAACCAACTTCCGGAGTAGTGGTATAACCCCCACCTCTATTTGTTACTGTGACGTACCTTACGCCGCCATTGTAGAGAGATACTGTTGCTGTAGCAGTAGATGCTGCCCCAACTAAGTTCAAGGTAGTTAGATGCCCAACAGGGACGCTCTCAACGACATATTGATCATCACCTGATATGAGATTATCAATATCTTCAATGTTAGTATCAATAATTTCATCTTCATATTGGAAGAGTTCACACCTTAACTGATATGTGTAAAGTCCTTGTAGTTGATAGAATGGTTTTTCGTGCTCTACATATTTGATTTCAAATAATCTTTTTCCTAGAGGAAAATAAATTAAATCACCTTCTTTTGGCCTAGTGGGCAATTTAATATCTGTTATACCTTGAATTAATGGAAAAATATAATTTTTAAATCTTTCTCTTGATATTGTTAGCGTAACTTCGTTAAGAGCCTGTATTCCAAATTTAGATAAAATTGTTGGATTATCTGAATAACCATCAATATTTTCTAAGTATGCTTCAATTGGATAAGCATTATTAAATTCAGACTCTATGACTTCTCTCATAACAGTTTTTTCTGTCATAAACTGTCTGGGAAGATAATAAACTTCAACCCCATATATTTTTAGTTGCTCATTAATTAAGTCCTGTACAAGACTTTGCTCTGATGTACTGCCTTGCAGAAAAAATGGGTTAAGCATGATTTATCCTATCATGTCGAATGGTGGAAGTTCGTAAGTACTAGACATTCTCTCTCTTAACAAATCTAGTTCCTTCTCCGCATCATCATATATTTGTCTTCCATTTAATTCTATTCCTCCAGGTAGTTTCACTCCCTGGAACTTGATAAGATTTTGTCCCCATTGCTTTTTAATCAATGAAGTTAAATATGGTTTTAAAAATGAATCATTCCAAACTCTAGAATAATCATTTGGATCCATTGTCGAGTAGCAATCAATTATAAAGTAATTGTCTTTACTAACAGATGCCCAATCAATGTCAAGATAAAGTCTATTTTGTCTTTTATTAAATCGTATCTGTTTTTGAGTATTTAAAAGAAAATCTAAATCTTCTAGATAGGTTTTAACCATTGCATATGTTAAAAGTTCTGTTGCTCCCCAATAGTAAATATCGTTCAGGAACAACTGATATTTAACACTAAACATGTTATGGGTAATAGTGTTAGCGCCATCAAAAGTAAAAATCTTATTAATTCCTATTATATTAGGAGGTACTTCCAAATAATTACTATTTTCATAGTAAGTAAAAGTTGTTTCAGTTCCCTCTATATTTGCAGTTGCAGATGTACTTGCAATCCCAACACCATCGGTAGGTTTTGCTCTTCCTCTATCAATATCCTCTTGAGTTATCTTATACTTGTAAAAAGTTGGATATACTCCATCAAAATGTCTTTCTTGAAAGAACTGAATTGCATCATCTACTAGATCTTCAATTTGCTCATCTGCAACATTAATTTCTAAAACCGGTGCTCCCAGTTTTCTTTTACAATAATCAATAAGTTCCTGTCGAGTTGATGGTTGTGCCATTAGAAATTAAGATTCGAAATTACTTCTTGTTGCTTGAGATATAATTTAAAATATGATTTTGCAATCCTTTTAAGATCTTCAATATCATCTATAGTATCTATCTCAGAAGCATATTTAAAATATTCAAAACTTTTACTTAAATTTTCTAATTCAATTTTATCAGGATCCATTTGACAAATTCCTCAATAAATTTTTAATCTCATTCAGATCATTTTTAATTTCATTCATATCATTTTCAAGATCATTAACTCTTTGATTTTGACTGTGAACTCTTTTATATTCATTCACATAACTTTCATATGCGTCTATATCAGAATTGATAATAGCATTTGTGTTAGAATCTCTGAGAAGATGATCTTGATCTTTTACTTTTATGTACGACATAATTTATCAAAGTTTTGGTGCTGAGGTTGCGATTGCTCTCAAGTCAGATATTAGTGGGGGATTTGCTTGATTTTCTCCTGCCATAACAATCTTGATAGCAAAAGATGTAAATTGTGGCAGATTATCCGCAGTATATCTATATTCTTTAAATTGTGAATCATTTGGTTCTTTTGTCGCAAAATCTGAAGAACCATCACTTATAGATGGATCAATAAAACTTCTTCCAACTCCATCTGTACGATAGTTACTATAACCAGGGAATAATTCCCAAGGAAGTTCACCAACTGCGCCATCAACTCTAGTAATTTGATATAGAACTCGAATATCATTTGATGAATTTTTATTTGCAGAAAGTATCACATTCAATTGATTTGCCGGAATTGATAATCCAATCGGTTTGGAAACGTAAACGGCAGTATGTAAATCATTATTGTCAGATCTTACAAATTCACTATCTGCATATAAAGAAACCGTGGTTAATCCAACAGGATTGTTTAAACGATTGGAAGATAAAATTAAAGATGGTGGAGGAACAACATCGATAACGGGAGATACTCTTTCATCATCAGTTCTCATTACAATATCCATTCCCAAAGATTTTTGATTTAATGTTTCGGAAATAAATCTTTGCTGATTAACTGGAGAGCAAATAAGTCTTGGTGATTCGAACTGAATTGCAGAATTTAAAGGAATACTTTCGAATCCTGTATCACTAAATGATTTTTCATTACCTCCAACACTAGTTCCACTAACTGTTCTAACTCTTCCGTCCATACTAGTCTCTGATGGAACTACCACATTGATGCTTGGAATCATCATTTCATACTGAATGTTGTTAGAAAGAACAACTCCAGCTCTTCCACTTTGAATCGTTTTTTCAAAGTAAAGATCGTTAGTTCTATCTGAACCTATACCAACATTATCAAAATCTGTTCCTCCATTATCAATCTTAATATAATAACTATCCAAATCGATTGGATGAGATCCAAGATCAACCTCAGCAAAGTTGTGAGTTTTATTAATTCTTCTTATAGAAACTCCGTTGAATTCATATTTGAATACCGAAGATGCAGTGTCATGCTCAAGAATTTGAGTTCCATCAATTCCTCTCAATGAAAGAGAAGAAACTAAGGTGTTTCCTGCAACGGAGGTATATCCTATAACTTCATTGTCAATAATGACATAACCAGGATTTGCAGCACTGACTGCAATTCTTTCAAATGTTGTAAATCCTGCTCCAGATTGTACTGGAATAGAAGTACTCGTAGTTGTTAAAATTTCAGTCGTTGTGGAATTAACCGCATCTGTTGTAGGCCTAAATTCGGAAATTGTCATATAATTTTCCGCAGAATGCATACCATGATTTTGATGAAGAATTCTCATATGCAATCCGTCATAGAATGGATCCTGAATAATGCTAGAGATGGTGACAGCAGCGCCAACTTGCGTGGATATTCCAGAAGAATTAATGTAATTGATTGTTGTAATGCCTGCAGAGAATGCTCCCTGAACATTATCTACTAAGAACGCATTAGTAGATCCAATAGCAGTAACTGTAACTTTTCCTCCAACACCTAGATTATTAATTCTTGGAACTTTTAGGGTATCTCCCTGAAGGTATCCAAATCCACCAGTAGTAATTGTAACAGTAGCAATGCCAACAGTAGTTACTCCAATTGTAGCAACTGCACCTCTTCCATATCCAGTCTCTGTATCTAAGGATATTCCAGTAAAAGTGCCTACAGTATATCCAGTTCCAACTTTTGCTACAATGGCAGAAGATACACTTCCAGCAAGTCCGATTAGAGTTCCTGTAGCAGAACCTTGCACAAGATCAACGCCCGGAACAACATTTGCTCTATCAAATCCGGTAGATCCAAGTCCAACTAGAACTCGTTTTGATACCGGGAAGAAATTATTTGTAGAGGTAACTGTAAATTTATTATTTCCAAGAGAAAGATCGGAGTTAAAGAATCTAACAGTTCCTTCTCTCACAAAAGATGCTCTATAAAGAACATACTTTAAATCTTCATATTGTGAAGGATTCCATGTTGTCGCATTTTGTGATTTAAATAGACTTCCCAATGTTGGTTGAGTTGCTATTTTTTCTCCGCTTAAAATATCATTTTGTCCCAATCTTGAAATAAACACCTTATAATTAGGAGTTTCTGCAAGAAGAACGACAGCATATTCTACATATTTTGTACTTCTATCCTTCGTTGCCTCATTTTCTACTGGGCCACTTAAATATACTGGATCTTTAAAACTAAATCTAGTTGGAACAGTTCCGTCAGCAGAAATATTAACTTGATCTGGTTCTAAAGTTACCTCAGAAAATGGTATAACAATTTCGCTAGGAACACCAGCAGTCATTGTTCTTATTTGAAGAGTAACTGGAAGTTCATCGTCTTTAAGTTCAAAGAAAATATCAACACCAGTTAAGAATATTCCGGTATCATCGGCAACAATAAAAGATTGTGCTAAAGGATCAACCTGTCCTCGTTTTGGTTGTTGTTTTGGTATACAAATAGATTCCTTTCTTACTACATCATAGGCATTTAACGCTACATTTCCATAATTACTCCCTGTTATATCTTTTCCTGTTCCGGATTTACCGGATCCTATTACAGGAAAATATGTATACTTTCCAATTTTTAATCCAACCGGAGAACGTTTTCCTGCGAGTTTGGTTCTAACTGCAGTTGAATCAAGAGAACCACCCAGATCAACAGATCCATCAACAACAACTTCATTTATGCCAGATTGTGTGGCATCAGTAAAAGTTTTTTTATTTGCATCCGTTAATGCTGCTTGTTGTATTGGAAAAACATTAACATGATTTAGTGACGTTGCGCTTGATTTAGGTAAGAAAGTACCCAATTGCCAATAATATGCAGTTCTTACCCCTTGTTTAAGTTCAGTTTTTATTTGTCTTCCATCCCATACAACTTGTCCTCCCCACTTAATAACCAATCGTGAAACATCTCCATATGGATTAAAACTTGGATTATATTTGCTTGCCGTCGAGCCTGAAGTTGAATAAGAAGCAGATCTACCAAAAATATACCATCCATCTTTTGCATTCGGATCTGTAGCTGGATCTATTCCAGGATTTAAAATTGATACTCCGGTTAATTCTGAACCTAATCCTGTACAAGGATCTACTGGTGGCGGTGGTGGTGCTGGGGGTGGTGGTGGTTGTGGTGCTGGAGTAATAATCGTTATATTATGAATTATAGAAGTTCCTGCAGATGGGAAGATAGTTTCAGCACTACTGTCATCATTAATACCTTGAGCATCAATATTATTAACTCCAGTACTAACTGCATATGATATTAATTTAAAGATATTCTCACCATTTCTCCACTTAGGGTTAGCGGGAATATTTGGATTTGGAATCCACATTGCACCTATTAGATTTCCGCTATTATCTGATAGCAATCTAATGGTATCGATTATTGCTACGGCACCGGATGTTTTTCCAATAAGTTTTAATCCAGTAGTAATATATCCAAAATATTCAGTTTCTGTTGGTAATTGTAAAGCACGAGTATCCACATTTAAAACTGTAGATGTTGCAGAATAAGATTCTTCAAATGCCCGTAAGTTATAAGGATTTAACTTATATCTTTTATCTGGTGAGTTAAACGCACCTTCTTTGTGATCTGGAGTGCAGAGTCTGAATTTAATCTTAGCTGCAGTGTTTACTGGATCACTTTCTACAGTTTCTCCGATTTGGAAAACTCCACTAACCATTCTAACTTCAAGAAGTTTTGGAATAATCAGAGAAGACATGTTCACATTTTCAAAAAATGGAACAAATAGAGATCTTGGTTTTAGTCTTGTTGCAACAAACTCTATATTTCTACTCCTCAACAGTTCAATTTCAGATCTTGTTGTGGAATCGGGTACTACTGGAGGCTCTGGTGGGGGATTTGGTACTGGAGGTTGTGGTGGTTGAGTAGCGGGATCCGATACAGGAGATATTGGTGTAGATAGTCTGTATTCGGCAATTACAGTTCTCTTTCTTGGTTTTCTTGGATGGTTTCTAATTTTTGTTATAAAGTCTGCGGCAATATCTGGAGGAAGCAGGGTATTAATTGTATTAATTGCTTCTTTAGTAAGTCTGCGTTTATATCCACCGTTCCAGATAAGTCTTATTAGATTTCCATCAAAAATTGCTACATGTAAATTAGAAATTCTTTTTCCTGTTCGGTTCCATTGTCTGCCCCCGTACCACGTATGCCTTATGGCTCCGATAGCAAAATTTATACCTACATTGGTATTTTGTAAAAAGTTTGTTATTCTTTCAAAATCTTGTAATGCATCTCTTCTATTTCTTCTCCAAAAATGATGCCCAAACCGCCAATAAAGTCTTGAGTGCTTAGACAATAACCAAACAAGTCCACCTACGCCAACATTTGGTGCTGGCGGAGCAGTTTGAACTGGAAGTCCATCTGTATTATTGACTACCGGAGTTACTGGTACAGGAGCCGTACCTATTATTTCCGTTTTTATTGTCTTTTCTTCTACCCAAGTTTCAAATCTTGGGCTAAGAGCTACAAATCCTTTCCAATATCCAGTGAGATATGGAGTTACAAATTCTGTTGTAGAAGCAAATAGTTGTGAGTCATATACAATGTCTGGAGTATATGCAAGAGTAACTAATTCATTGCTTTTTGTAACTCCAGCATCTCCAAGATCTAGAGGATTACTTTTATCAATGTTAGTGTTAGTATTGTTAGTAGAAAATCCAACTATTCCCTCATGTCCCAATTCTAAATCAATATTTGTTACATAAGATTCTGGCCTTAATGTATTTGTCTCCGGATCAATAGAAGATCTAAATAATGGATTTTCAGTATCCTGATATATTGCAGATGTGAAATTGTCTACAAAGAATCCGGATTTAAATCTATTAAGTCCTGTGGCAGCGTCTTTTATGTTTAATTTTTCTGCTTTTGTTTCTAAAGCAGTTAATGATGTAAATTCCTCAACTCTACGAATTCTATCCTCTAATAAACCAATATCCGACATTCTATATCTTCTATGCTCAAAATATTCAACTCTAATATTTTTAGTGTTAAAAACGTAGGGAGGAATAAAAACTTTTGCTACTTCAAATGCATTTGAAGGTGCGGGTGGAATTATAGGAGTTTCGTTAGGAACTCCTTGAATAACTTTAAAATCCCCAGCAGAATTTAAATATATAAGATCAACTCTTGGTAAGTAATACGAATAAGATAGAATTATATTTTCATTAGGACATAGAGAGTATTTTGCATATTGTCCCTCTCCATCAAAACGTCTGGAATCAAATTCAAAAGGAGATTTTGACGAAGAACTTAATACAAATGGAGATACTCTTGGCCTAGTATCCAAGTAATCTGAGCACCTATCATTAAAGTAAACAGGAATATCTAACTTATATGCAGAATTTGGATAACTATTGACTGAAATAAATTCTCCAGTATCACCGGATGAAATGGTATAGTTTTGGAAAACAATTTTTAATTTTCTTGTTGGAGGATCAGCAAATTCAGATCTTGTGATTCTGGAATAATCATAAATTGAAGGCCTTTGTCCATCATCAAGATAATAATTTTGAGATATATTTTTTGACGAAGTAATTTGTACTGAAGTTATTGTTGCACGAACATTAGACTCCTTACCAATAACAATTTCTTCCTTAGTAAAGGTGTTATCAGTTAAATAAACTATTTCTAAAGAATCTGTAGAAGCTCTAGACACAACAAGTGCTACAGCATTGGTTTGTTGTCCTTGAATTTGCTCACCTATTACAAAATCTTGATTAGTGTTTGTAGTTCCTGTAATTCCGGTAAGTGTAATTTTTGGTAACTGTGGATCTGATGTATCAGATGATTCGTAAATTGCAAGTACTTTAACTACATCTGGCACATTTAAACAAATATCTTCATCCTGAACTCTTACCCCATAAACAGAACTATATGTTAATCCATCGTTTAATGTTGTTGTGCCTATGCCAGAGCTTGGAAGTTCTGAATAATTAACCACTAAAGTGGAAGCTTTATTCAGAATTTTTTGTTTAAAACTTGGTTTTACATTTTTTATCGTAGTGATGACATTTGCTGTTCCGCTAGTTCTTCCTAAACCGTAGAAGGTTAATATTTTTCCTGTGGTATCTAAGTTATACTTATCCGATCTCATCGGTTCAATAGATCCATCAGAATATTGAATAACAAACCTATCCTCATCAAAAGATGCAAAATATAAATCAGGTTCGGTTAAAGTTACTGTTATAAAGTTTGAGGCAAAGCTAATGTTTGTAAATTGTCTTCTTTGCAATATTTCCTGTGATTCCAAACTTACATTTGATATATTATCAAACTTAAGTTTTGTCATCAAAGATGACTGAGATTCATTTACGGAACTATTGAGTTTAACTATATTTGGTACTGTTAAGAATGGGAAAACTCCTACTTGCGTTGATCCAATACCAGCCAAAGCGCCAGTTGTAGGTAGTGTAGAAAATACGGTTGGAGTTGCTATTGAACCTTCACAGATGCCGGGAACAGTTGTGATACCAGTAATAGTAAATGAAAGTCCATCAGCAGCAACTGATTGAACTCTATTATAAACAACATCTCCTGAAGTTAATCCAGCAGCAGTTCCTACACCGGTGTAAGAAATAATATCTCCAGATTTAAGTATGTTTGTAAAAACAACATCTAATCCAACAGATACTGTGCTAACACCAGAAACTGGGCGAGTAATTTTAAATAAACTGCCGGGAGGAGCAAGGGGAGTTGTTTCATTGAGAACTAAATCGGCGTTAAATGTCGATATGCCAGTAGTTGTGTTTGATCTTGCATAAATTGACTTTACATCAGTTATATCATAGTCACGGATTTCATTAATCAACCTTCCGTCTAATATACCATTAATGTAAAATCCTTCGTTTTCTAGGAAAGAACCTGTTACTTCATATAATGTTAAAGTTCTATCGTTTGTAACAGAAGTCTTTAAATATCCGGTTGCTTCACTTTTTTTGCCCTTAATAAATGCTGGAGTTGACAGGGTAATATTTGTAGTTAATCCAACAGTAGTAAAAGTTTGAATATCAAAAAGTCTTAAATTTAATCTACTTGTATCATCAACATAGTCGGACTCTGGAATAAAATCATAGACTCTTGCAATACCAATTGTTGATCCAGCTGCTACATGCGAACTAACTCCAATCCTGGAGTCCATTAAATCAACATATGCAGTTGTTGCTACTCCAACAACTGGTGATCCATATCCATTATTAACAATTATTGACGCGCCCGCTTCATAAAAAATAACTTCATTTTCTACAGTATTTGTCGTTCTTGCCTTTGGAATAGTTAATTCTGTAGATGAAATTTTTTCTACATCATATCCAGTTACATAAGCCTTTCCTGGGCCTATGCTATACAGCATTAAGTCGTCCGAAGGTGTTTGTCCACTTGCTGTTGTTTGTCCTTCATAATATACTCCACCAGAACTTATTCTATCATTAAAACTTTCGAGAACTGCAATATTGAAAGGTTTTACATAAAAATCACCAGATTCATCAAATGTTCTTCTAGCTAATTCATCTCTAATTAAACTATATTGTGTGGTTTCTTTTTTAAAAATTAAAACACCACCATCAATTCGTACAACTTCAAAAAAATCTTCTCCGTTAGTCGAAGATATTGGTCTTTTAGCAAGTTCTAATTCAATTTTAAGTCTATCCGCACCAGGGGCGGTATAATTTGAAAATCCTTTGGCGTTATCATATAAATTAGAATCTTGATTTGCTGAGATAACACTTTCATTAATGTTAAATCCTATTTTATATGATGGTGCAACACCATATTGATCTAATAAGATTTTTTGTGGTTTTACATCTACAAAAAATCCGCGAACAAAATAAACACCTTCTGTAACAAAAGCGATGGAACCAAGTCCTTTAGAATTTGAAGATACTATTGAGCAAATTCCTTCTCCACTTGGGATAGTATACCCTAAATTTCCATATGTTAAATCACTCTGAAGTAATAAAGTTTCTCCGTCAGAAAATTCAGTATTTTCGAAGTTCGCTCCTCCATTCTGTAAATATCTAAGATATAAAGTATATGAATTTTGCTCAGATTCTTCC